CGATTGACGCTGAAAAGGAAGAGCTTGAATTTATTAGTCGCAACTTTGGTGGCATTGGAGAAATCCTTGAAAAGCTTCGCGTGGATATTATTGGCGCCAGCAAAATTCCTCATACTGTTCTATTTGGTGAAAGTCCTGGCGGCCTGGGCTCCACTGGTCGCAGCGAAGAGCGTGATTTTGCAAAAACCTTAGCAGATTATCAAGGCACGCATTTCAAGCGCCCTGTCAAGAAGCTGATGGAATACATCATGCTGAGCAAGGAAGGCCCGACAAAAGGAGAACTTCCTGAATCGTGGCGCATCTCCTTCAATCCATTGTTCGAGCTGAATGAGCGCGAAATGGCTGACGTAAGGGCTCGCGTGGCGGCTGTAGATGGCCGTTACATTCAACTTGGCGTACTGAGTCCCAAGGAGGTGGCGGACGCCCGTTATGGCGGTTCTGAGTGGAGCATGGAGCTTACGCTTGATCCTTCTGTCGTTCGCCAGCTTCCCACTCAAGGTGGGGGTGGCTCCACTCAATCTGGGGGTGAAGGTCTAGCTGTTCCTCCTGGTGGCCGTGATCCTTTAAATGAAGAAAACGGCACGCTTCCTATGGATGGAAGTCGGGAAGTTGAAGATTCAGCAGCGGGGCTTTTCTTGCCTCGCGATCTTGAAGAAATTCGTGGCGATGTGAAGTTTACGGATGAAGAACTTCATTCCCGTGCTGTGAGTGCTGCGAAGGCTAAGTTCAAAGTATGGCCTTCTGCTTATGCAAGCGGATATGTTGTGCAACAGTACAAGCAGATGTACAAGAAAAAGCATGGCTCTTTAAGTGGCGCCTTCAAAAGCGATGAAGGCGATTTACATGCAGATGACCTTGACAAATGGTTCAAGGAAAAATGGGTGAGAATCGGAGCTAACGGTGAAATCCTTGGTCCTTGCGGCGCTCGTGAAGAAAAGGAAGGCAAGCCAAAGTGTCTTCCACAGGCAAAAGCTCAAGCCATGAGCAAAGAAGAGCGTCAAACCATCGTGCGTCGCAAACGTGCCGCCGATCCTGACCCAGAGCGTAAGGGGCCTGCAAAAATGGTCAGCAGTAAAACAGACGCAATTGAACCATTGAAAACAAGCGGTCTCATTCTTGCTGATATTGATGAGGCTTCTCTCATTGATGAAGAGGATATTTCCGCCGCATTGAATCAATGGAAGGAAGAAGCGCCTGAGCGCTTCAAAGATATCCTGGAGGCAGAGGATGTCCAGCCTCAATGATCTCTCCCAATTCTCTGAAGCCATTGTTCGCTTTGATCAGTCATCCTGGCGCTACGACCCCATTAGTGGCAGGTATCGCGGCGCTAACGGACGTTTTCTCAGCGCTCGCGCAGTGGAAGCATTGGTGGATGGTCGAATTAATAAGCTTGGCGCTGAGCTACGGCGTTTTACACGTATGCTTAGCGCTGGTGATATTACGTTGGATCAATGGCAAGGAAGCGTAAGAGAGGTTCTTAAACTTGTTCACTTACAGGCGGCGATCATTGGCAATGGCGGACGCGAAACGATGGGGGCTGCTGACTGGGGGCGCATCGGGCAGCGTCTCCGTGTGGAATATGCTTTCTTGCAGAGCTTTGCTCGTGATCTTCTGGATGGCCGCGTTTCTAGTGCCATGGCTCTTGCTCGTATCGGGCTGTATGCTCAGAGCGTGCGAGGTAGTTTTTGGGAAGGCGCCAGTATTCGTCAAGAAAAACAAGGCTATTCCTTGATGCGACGCATCCTTGATTCACAAGCGAAACACTGTCAAGATTGCCTCGACTATGCTGCTCGCGGCATGGTTCCCATTGGCAGCGTGCCGCTTCCTGGGCAGCGTTGTGCATGTAGGGCTAATTGTCGATGTAGCGTCAAATATTTCCGCCAACAAGCGCCAAGTGTGCAAGTGTAATTTTGGCCTGTAGTATTGTGCAAGCTTATTTTGTCCTATGGCAAAAATTCTTTATTGTGGCGACGTTGGCGTGCAAACGGGATTTGGACGCGTAGCCGAATATCTCATCCCTGCATTGGCAAAAGAGCATGAAGTGCATGCTTTGGCGGTAAATTGGCATGGAGATCCCAATGAAATGCAGGGGCATTGCCAAATGTATCCCGCCATGGTCCATGGCTCCGATCCGTTTGGTTCTCATCGTATTGCCGATCTCATCAATCGCATTAAGCCTGATTTGGTATGGGTGACGAATGATATTTGGATTGCGTTAAATCTGTGGAATCAAGCGAAAAGCTTCAAGGAGCAAGTTGGATTTAAATGGTTTGTTTACACTCCCATTGATTCTTACGGCCTTTTCCCCGAGCTGACCGCTCCAATGATGGAATGGGACGGCTTGGCCACTTACACGCAATTCGCGGAAAAGGAGCTGCGACTAATGGGCTACACCAAGCCCATTGATATTATTGGCCATGGTACAGATTTTGAAAAATTCTTCCCGCTTGATAAACAGGCATGCCGAAAAGAGCTTGGCGTTCCTGAAGATGCATTCATTGTTTTCAATGGCAACAGGAACCAGCCGCGTAAGCGTATTGATTTGACGCTTAAAGCCTTTATCAAATTTGCCAAAGACAAAGACGACGCTCGTCTCTGGCTCAACATGGGCAGCAAGGATTTGGGATGGGAGATCATTCCTTTGTTTAAGCGAATTGCACGTGACGAAGGTTTTGATCCTACTGGCAAACTAATCCTTACTAGTCCGCATTTTTCCACTGACAATTGCCTTCCCATTGAGCAACTGAACAAGGTTTATAACGCTGCAGACATTGGCATTAACACTTGCATTGGTGAGGGCTGGGGCCTTGTTAATAGCGAGCACGGCTCTGTTGGCGTGGCGCAAGTTGTGCCAGACCATACAAGCCTGAAAGAAATCTTTGATGAAGTGCCGCGTATTGAATGCAACGCCTCGGAAACCGACAGGAACTATGGCCTTGAGCGCTTCCTTCCCGATCCCGACAGTGCCGCTGAAATTCTTGCGTATTATTACGAAAATCGTGATGCGCTGAGGAAAGACGGACAATGGTGCGCAAGGCGTTTGCGTGAAGAGCAATTCACTTGGCCCTATATTCAACAGCAACTACTTGATGCAGTGGAGCGCACTCTCAATGCAAAGCCTCCTGAGCCTGAGTTCAAGGGCTTTGGCACTCCAGTAAAGATTGGTTGATCATCATGCAAATTTCACAAATCTTTCTCTCCACCAATCCATCGGAAGAACTAAGCCCCTTCCTAAAGCATGCTACTGGCACTATTGACGCATGTTTTCCTGAAGCAAAGCATGTTATTTACAACGCAGATTCGCTTCGCGCCTTCATTGCTGACAACTATGAAGAGCATGTGCTGTGGGCCTATGATACTTTGAAGCCATTTTCTTATAAGGCAGATCTTGGTCGATTCTGCTTGTTGAACAAGCTTGGCGGCTGGTATTTTGATATCGGCGTGAGAGCTTTCAATGCAGTGGAACTGGGTGATCGCGTGAAGTTCTTGGCTTTTCGCGATATTCAGCGCTTTAGTTTTACGAGCTGGGCGTGCGCCACGACTGTGCTTTATTCTCAGTCAGATAATCCCGCCTTGCAAACTGCGATTGAGATGATTGTTGCTAATTGCATCGAAAAGTATTATGGCATCACTCCATTGTGCCCCACTGGTCCAACATTGCTTGGGAAAGCATTGGCTACTAATGGCAGTCAAGAAGATTTCGTTTATGGAGACTATCTTGAGCTAACGCCTACGCATGGTCAAAAGAACAGGGCATTTGTCCTTCCAGACGGCACCATCATGGCATGGAGTAAGCCTGCGGGCGGCGGGGATTTAACTGGACTTGGCGCTAAGGGCGTGAATAATTACAACGATCTATGGAGGAGTCGCCAGGTTTATGCATAATCTTGTCCCTAAATTTCCAAGTCTGTATTGTTGTTGCTTGCCAGGAAAACCGCCAAGGTTTTCCTCCATTGCGCCAGTTACTTCGATCATGGCGGGTGCTGTCTACTTAAGCGAAGAAGAGCGACAAATATATGAAGCCAAAGGATGGCTAATGGATGACGAAGGGGACAATATATCCTGCCTCAATCCATACTTTGGGGATCTAACCGTATTGTATTGGGCGTGGAAAAATGCTAACGATGATTATCTTGGCGTTTGTCAATATAGAAGGCCCTGGATTGACGAAGAGCTTTTAACAGCGGGGTCTAATATTTTGTATACACCAGGCTGCGCCATTTTTGGCAATGTAGAGCAGCAGTATATGGATTGCCATTCAATTTTTCCAGCCCCAGAATTAACGCGAGACTTGGCTCGTCGGGGGCGCATTCCATTGTCTTACGAAATGATTGATTCTGCATGGAAACAGCAAAAGTTTTACGGCTGCAATATGGTCAGGGGGCCAAAAGAATTATTCAATCAATATTGTGAAATTGTTTTTGCTACGATAATGCCCCTCTGGGAGGAAAACAAAGAGCTATGTATGAGCATAACTGGTTATCAAAGTAGAAGTATTGCATTTACAGCGGAACGTTTAATTACCGCGATTATTTTGAATGCAGACTATTTCTTTGGTCCTGGAAAAGTAAAAGAAGCTGCGATTGGTTTTACGGGGTAAAAATGAGCTTTAGTATTTATGGCGGCACTGGAATCATTGGTTCTTACTACATTGGACTTTACGGAGGCAGGCCATTGCTCCGTGATCAATACTCCCCGATGGACAAGGAAGTGCTGTATCTAATTAGCACTACCAGCAATTGCTATGAGAAACCATTGGTTCATACGAGGACAAATATTGATTGCCTAATGAAGCGTCTCATCGCTTGCAAGGAAGCCGACATAAAAACATTCAATTTTGTTAGTTCGTGGTTTGTTTACGGAGATCGGCAGGATCTAATGAAAGAAAGCGACTGCTGCTCTCCTCACGGGCTTTATTCAATTACAAAGCATTGTGCTGAACAGCTTGTTATTGATTATTGCTCTCATTTTGCAATCAAATGGCGCATTTTTCGTTTGGGAAATGTTTATGGCGGTCCCGACGCGAGCGATGGGCGCAGAAACGCTCTGCATTACATTGTTCAAGAGCTAAAGGCTAATCGTTGCGTTGAAGTGGTAGATGAAATGAGCAGAGATTACATTCACATCTATGATGCATGTCGCGCAATGCAATTGCTGAGCAAAGAGGCGCCAGAAAATGAAATTTACAATATCGCGAGTGGACGCAGCACGTTACTCTCGGACTGTGTTGAGCAATGCAAGGAAATCTTGAAGAGTGAAAGCGAAATTATCCACCGAAAGCCGCGTGTCGGAGAGCAATCGCAAAAGATGGCACTAGACTGCGGCAAGCTTTTTAGCGCAGGCTTCTTGCCTGTAATCTCCCTCGAAGAAGGGCTGCACGATTTATGCACAAACCGAAAGTTCTCTACTCCGGTCCATTTTTCGATGGGCAGGAAATAAAAGCAGCTATTGACTGCCTGCAAGGCAATGGCTGGCTTCCGTCAGGGCCTAATGTGGCCAAATTTGAAAAGGCATTTTCTCGCAAATTTAACTTTGCAGAAAGCTTAATGGTGAACAGCGGTAGTTCCGCTAATCTTGTGATGATTGCTGCGTTGAAAAAATATTTTGGATGGGCGGACGGCTCTGAAATCATTGTGAGTGTTGTTGGCTTTCCGACGACGGTTGCTCCCATTTTGCAAAATAATTTAGTGCCGCGCTTTGTTGATATTGAATGGAATTCCCTTAACTGGGATTTGGGACAAGTAGAAAGTGCAGTCAATGAGAAGACTGTTGCAATTTTTAGTAGCCCAGTGCTTGGCAACCCCTACAACATCACAAGGTTGCATGATATTTGTGAAAAGAAGCGAATCAAAATGATTGCAGATGGCTGCGATTCGCTGGGAACAAAATGGCAAGGAGAATGGCTTTCCGATTATTTCATTGCGTCGTCATGTTCCTTCTACCCAGCGCATCATATTACGACAATGGAGGGAGGCATGGTTTCATCTAACTTGCCAGGATTTAATCAACTGGCTCGGAGCCTTGCTTGGTGGGGAAGGGATTGCTATTGCGTAGGGGAGTGCAATCTTCTCGCTAATGGCTCATGCGGAAAGCGCTTCGATAATTGGCTTCCTGACTACGATGGCATTGTTGATCATAAATATGTATTTAGCAATATTGGATATAATTTAAAGCCTCTTGATTTGCAGGGCGCAGTTGGTTTAGTGCAGCTTGATAAGTTTGATGACATTCATCAGCGGCGACGCGCACACTATTTGCGCATCAAGAAAATTCTTTCAATCATGCCTTCTTCTGTTCGCATTGTTGAAGAGCTTCCCGATGCGGAGACTTCTTGGTTTGGTGTGCCCATTGTTTGTTCTCGCCCCGCATTGAAGCATGCTCTTCAGCAGCATTTTGAAAAAAATGGCGTTCAAACCAGGAACTATTTTGCTGGCAATTTATTGCTTCATCCTGGGTATAAACACCTTGGTAACGCAAAGGACTTTCCCAATGCTTATGAAGTGCTGAATAAAGTATTTTTCCTGGGTTGCCATCCAGGGCTTGGGCAGGGTGATTTTCAATGGATTGAAGAAGTGGCGCAATCATTTGGGGAACAGCATAGTATCTTGGCGGATGGTTATAGTTGGGACATAGACATTTAGAGCCATGACTAAGAAAGAAAAGCAAGCGAAAATTCGCTTGGTCATGAAAGAATTTAAGAGTGGCAAGCTCAAGAGCAGCAGTGGTGAGCCCGTAAAAAGCTCTCAGCAAGCCCTTGCTATTGCATTGTCCGAAGCTGGCATGACGCGCAAGCCCAAGAAGGATATGAGCGATGAATACTATATGGGCTTCTTTAGGGAGTTGATTGGAGAGGAAGAAGAGGAAGAGGAAATGGAGGATAGTTCCTGCGGAAAAAAGCGCTGAGGGGCGATGCTGAAAGCTTTGCCCCTCCTGCGGCTGTAAGAGCTGCTGCTCGTCGCGGACTAGAGCTGCGCAAGAAGCATGGCAAGGGCGGCTTGACAACGCAGGAAGCAGGCAAGCAAGGCATTGGAAGCGGCGTTGCTCGTGCTGGTGATTTAGCGGGTGGAAGCAAGATTAGCTTTGCCACCATCAAGCGCATGTCGGCATTTTTCTCTCGCCATGAAAAGAATAAAAGTGGCGGAGAGGATGATGCTGGTTATATTGCATGGCTTTTATGGGGCGGCGATGCTGGTAGGGCGTGGGCAAATCGCATCATTAAGATGGTAGAGAGTCGTCAAAAAGACCAATGAGCGAATACGTACGCGTTATCGAAGAAGAAGACGAAGGCATTGGTCTTTTAAAGGCTCTCTCTATTCTTTCCGCCAATGAGCATCGCAACACTTCTAGGTGGGAGCTGGTAGAGAAGCAATGTTTTAAGAATGGACGACTAGACGAAACGCACATCTATGTGATGAGCGTTTACGAAAAGCCTGATGAGCATTTTGAGCCGACAAAGTTCCTCACGTTTGAAATTGAGGCGATGGCGAAGTCTTACATTATGGAAGACATTGAACATCAACTTGCCAGCATTCGCGGCGAAGACGATGATGAGGATTGATTATTGACCTTCTTGATAAACGGCATTTATCAAGAAATCAATTAATTTTTGCAATAAAAGATGGGTAGCCCATCAGCCATAGAACGCTAATTCCATAGAGACCGCTGAGCGTGCGAATCTGCACGCAGTCTGGCGGAGCAGTGCCTTTTTCAATGCGGCAATAAGAGCTTTGACTAATGTGGAGTTCTTTCGCCACGTCATGTTGCGTGAGCCCGGCATTAAGCCGGGCTTCTT